CTTCTTAGCACTCTCAATCTCTTTAGGGTCGATCAAAGGGTTATCTTGGGTTGTGAAGTGCCAACTCTTCCAATCCTCATCATCTCCACTCTCACCCAACTTAAAGGTATCGTGAAACCAGTTCCTCCCCTTTGGAGTCCCAATAAACAAGGCTCTACCCTTCTTGTCAGACAAAGAAGCCCTAATAACCTGTTCCCATGCTTCAGGCTTAATATCCGCTACCTCGTCTAATACGGCATAGGTCAAACTCACACCCCGTAAGGTGTCAGGTCTGTCAGCACCACGGACATAAATCCTAGCACCGTTTATCAGGGTAATATCTAGATTATTTACATGGGAGTTTTGGATAATGTCTCTTCCAAGGTCTAACAGTAAATCCCAAACGATTTGCCTAGACTGCCCCATAGTCGGTGACACATACAGTACCGCAGACCCTTGTGGGCACTTTAAACCCTCAATTAGTAGTGTTACAGCCGCCATCCGAGACTTCCCACAACGCCTACCAGCCGCAACAACTTTGAACCTCGTTTTGTCGGCAAATACTTCTTGCTGCCACGGGAGTAGAGAAAAATTAAGGTCTGCCATACTTGTCCTCTACATCTTCTGGTTGGTCAGTAGTGTCGATTATGCTCGGTTCAGCACCAATCCCTGTTATGTTAATGGTGACTGCTGACCTCTGACTCTTATCCTTCTCAAACATGCTAACAGGAAGAGTCCTGTCTAAACACATCTTTAAAGCTACCAATTGATGTGGATGCTCATCATTCAAAGCAATCTCAATCACCTTCTGAGCAACATCCTTACCTCCTGACCTAATCATCAACTCCTTCAGTTCTTTCAACCTCTGGTGATCAGTCTTAGGCAATACCATAGGAGGGTTATCAGCAAACCTCTGTATGGTCATCTTCACAGAACCTTTAGGGCGTCCTCTACCTCGTTTCAGTGTTTCCATATTTTCCTTTTTTTGTATAGAGGGGGCTACATCAATATCTACACACACCACTCTACCCCTCCCCCCCCATCATCACCAACACCTAGGGTTTACCCTCATGGTTATCTATACAGTACTGTCCAGGCATACAGATCAGGGTTTACCCTAGATCGTTATGATTTATAACTATCTGTGAGAGAGACACGGCGGGTCCTTTTCAGGGTTACTTGATTGATTCCATATCTATCCATGTTCTATCTGTTCCCTATTGATTCCCTCTTACTATCCCTTACTGATTGATCTTCATTGGGGCTGTCTGTTGTTCCGCGCCCTATATTTAAAATACTCAATGGCATATCGGGTCTGAACCCTTTATTGTGAGCTTCACTGTATAGGTCTAATACATTCTCAAAGCCACGGCATAAATTACCCTTTCCAGCCGCTAACAATATCATTCTTTGAGGGTCTGACAATGTTCTTTGGAAGTATCGGGTTTGAGGGTTTGAGGGTCTTCCCATTTTTCACTAAAAAATTGAATTATTTTAATTATTGCATACTTTAATTCTCAGGGTAAACCCTATTAGGGAAATGGAGGGGTCTTATAAATCAACAACTTACAAGAACTGGCACGATTCTTCCCTGCTATATATATGAGAGGGCAAGAAAAACACTCTCTCTTTTATCAACTCAATAGGTGTAAATATGAAATATTCTGAACAACAACTGAACAACATTGCTAGATCAATGGCATTAGGCACTCATGGATCATTTGTAGGGCATCTAGGCGAAGCCTTCATCGTTGCAGATAGTGGCAACAGGGAAATCATCCTTAAAGGCTTTGCAGGGCTGTTTGACAAGGTGGCAAGGTTTTTAGACATCGTGCCAATTTTTGATGAAGCAAAGCATGAGGCACTCATTGAGCGAAGAATGGACATGTTTGATAAACAACTGATGCAAGGCAAAATTTCCCAAAAAGAGTATGAAGTAATGGTCGAAATACTAAATAGGGTGACAGCATGAAAAACTATACTTGGAAATACTTAGTTTGCTCGATGGCAATCACTGACCTTGCAGACCTTGATCTAAATGGCTCAATCCCTGATGACTGGAAATTTACAGTAAAAAATGGCTCAACTCTTTACGATGAGGTTGGCTCTGCTTGGAGGGAAAGATCAGAAAATACTGTTTATTTGTCTCACAAAAACGACTCTGACTCTAAACAAAGATGGTTTCACCCTGACACAATGGTAGATGTTTACAAGGTGTCATTATGAGCGATAACCAAAAAGACATCCTGACATCAATCGTATTAGGGCTTATGCTTTGCGTGGGTCTGCTTGAATGGTTTGATGTCCTGACAAAATAACATTTCAGCGTATAGACTCACGGGCTGGGTCTATGCGATGCAATGTTGCATCATTCAATCAATAGGTGTTAATTATGAAATTTTCTATTCAACGCAAGTCAATCCGTGCAATGCTCCACTTGGCAGCAAAAAAAGACCTTCGCTATTATTTACAAGGCGTAAATGTTGTCCGTGACAATCGTGGCACATACTTAGAAGCTACTGACGGGCATTTAATGGGCCGTTTATTGATTGACGGCATTAAATCAGATACAAAAACTAGCGTTATTTTGCCAACGGAAGCACTCTCTAAGCTCAAGGGCACTAAAAAACAGTCTGACGAGTGGCTGCATTTTGAAGTCAACGGCTTGTCAGTAGAGTGCATCGATTCACAATCTACAACCCGTTTTTCGGCTTGTGACGGGCGTTTTCCAGATACTGACCGAGTTTTGCCCCTTGTTTTCAAGGCAGAAGATAATGCGCCTGGCCACTACAACATCGATCTTTTATCCCGTTTTGTAGATGTATCAGAGGAGCTTTACGGGAAAAGACAAACGCCTTTCATCCTTCAACGGGGAAATAATAGTGCTATTGTTAGTTTTCACTTGTCTGACGATTTTGTGGGTGTAGTTATGCCCATGAGACAAGATTCACCCGCAAAAGTGCCCGTGTGGTGCTATATCCCTTCTACAAAACCCGTAGAAACTCCTGAAATGGCTTAATTCTTAGCCTGTTGACCCTTAAATTAGGGGTCAATGGACTAGGTATTTCCCTAGTTTTTCAACTTAATAGGTGTCAACGATGAAAACAACTGTAAATTTTTCAGAATTCCGTGATCTTTTCCAGCAAATTCGCCCTGATAACTTCTCTTATGATGGGTTAAAACACCTTTTTTCATGGCTTGAACAATATGAAGAGGATACGGGCGAAGAGCTTGAATTAGATGTAATCGCTATTTGCTGCGACTTTTCTGAAGATTATTTTCAGAATATTGCGGATCAATATGGCTTTGATTTAAGTAAGTATGAAACCGATGAAGAGAAACAAGAGGCGGTTGCTGATTACTTGTCAGATCAAGGCGTTTATGTTGGCGAATCGGGCGAGTGCATCATTTACCAAAACTTTTAAGGGGTTAAAAATGACACAATTACAAGCACTCACACAATGTCTAATTTTGGCACTCATAGCACCAGATGACCAAAAAGCACAAAAAGCCTCTAATCTGGCAGAGCAATTAGCCTATGGTTTATCAATAGATCAAGTTGAACAATGTAAAAATCAAGCTCTTGAATTGGTAGGTTTTGAATGATCTATGCAACCATAGCCCTAATCCTGCGAATACTGACTAAACGCTAACCTTCTAACCCTCCATTGTGAGGGTTTTTTCTTGTCCGGCATAGTTGATATGCACCTACTCTAAAAGTCGGCTTAAAAGGGGGTTTTATCGCCTTTAATTGGCGTATCTTCGCACAATCTGCGGATGGTTTCATTCAGTGCGTCAATTTCTAACATCTTATTGATAGCCCATGCCCGTTTTTGCCCATGCCATCCTAGCACTGGGTTTCTGTGGCAATCAACGCATAGAGCAATGCAGGTGTACTGTAAACCTTGTTTGTAGTGATGGGCTTCACTGGGTGGAGGCGCTTCACATACTGAGCATGGGAGGCTTTTAACCCTTGCAAGATGTAATCTCTCTCTTGCGTTTAATTTGTTGTTCATTGAGTGGCTTTTTGCTCGATACGGGCTGAATATTGGGCGGTTCTCCAGCACTCGACCTTGGCTTGTGCGGCTGTCATTAGCCAGCGATAGCGTTCCTCTATTTCAACGGCTGCCCTGATTCCTTCGAGTATCTCTACATATTCGGGGTGAGCATAAGCAAATGTGTCCTGTTTTCCAAGTACTTCAGTACCTGCAAGGCTTTTCAGTTGTGCGTGTTTTGAGCGCCTAAATTCCTCAAGGTACATACGATCAGACTTAGCCTTGGCATATAAAGGGGCTGTTTTTATGATGAACTCTATCGCAAGTGTAGGCTCGTTCATTTGATCTCCCGTTCATAGTGTCGATATATAGGGGCTAGTTCACTTCTCCCGCATCTTCTACCATGCTCGTTAGCCTCTTGCAAAGCCTGAAAAGCCCATTTGCAGTTAGTACATACCCAATATGGTGGGTTGCCTGGTGCGTCTTTCTTTTGTTCAATCATAGGTAACGACCCTTTGTCGAATAATTTTGGCGCAATCTTGAATAGTTGTTCTCTCTACTTGGGCAAATTCTGGTTGATCGTGCCATTCTAGGGTCATGCTTTCGACCAGTTTTGCGTCTTCCTCTCTCTGTTGTTTAGCGACTAAGATAGCAAAGCGTTCAAGTGCTTTGGGGTGTGTTGTATGACAAGCTGGCAAATTAGCCTTTTGTGCCATTTTGTAAATTTCTTCTTTATTCATGTTAT